CTGATTTATCGAATTCGGTCTGGCTCAAGTCCGGGCAACTGGTAAAGACAAGATCAACGCTCTTGTCTGGAATCTGAGCAAGCACCGGGAAAGCATCACCGTGCGTGTATGTGTTTATAAAATCCATAATATCCTCATCATGTAGTGATGCGAGAGAAACCCTTTTTCTTTTCGAATCGGATCTGTGCATCAAATTTATCGGTCAAGATGTCCGCTTTGTGGGTGATGACGAACACGTTTGTCTTACCCACCAAACTGTGTAGCAGCTTTAGGAATTCTTCCGTACCTGCGGAGTCCAGGCTACTGTCGAATACTTCATCAAGAATCAAAAGGTTCGTGTTGGCACTGTTCTTCATTCGGGCAACTTCACGCCAGGTGAACAGCAATGCTAGGTCGATACGCAGCTTCTCCCCTTCGCTGAAAGAACCGTAAGAGAAATCGTCTCGGTGTCGGGACTTGATTTGCTCTTTGAAATTTTCATCGAGAGCAAACTGCACGAAGAAGTCCATCGCTGCCAGATACTTGTTGATTAGCTTGTTCATCACCGGCAGATAATGCTTGACGATCTTCGCCTTGATTCCTGAATCACGCAGTAGATTGTATGCCACTTCATAATAGTGTCGGTCGTCAATCAATTCATGTCGTCGTGTCTTGGACCCTTTCAAATTCTTACGCAAACTATTCAGCTTTGACTTCTCAGAGTCCGTGACATCTTCCTGATCGAGCAGACCCGTAATTTCGTCCTGCACTTTCGAGATATATCGGGTGATTGCAGCGATAGAAGTATTTCTTTCAGACACATCCGTTTCTTGGTCTTGAACCGCATTCAAAACCGCGTTGATATCAGACAATCTTTGCCCCAATGTCTCTGCTTCGTCAGCGATTTGGTTCAACGCTTTCTCAAATTCGGCAATCTTTGCTGCCTTCTGCTCAAGAGTATTGGTCTTGAAAGCCTCGTCGATGGGCTGCTCACACTCTGGACAGTTGGCATTCTCCTCGAAGAATTTGATAGCCTCTTTCGTTCGGTGACTGTTGCGTTTGATCTTCTTCTCTAACTCCTCCCAATAGAGCAACTTGTCCTTGACCTTCTCTTTGTCTTTGACTTCGCTCAGCAACGCGAGGATTTTCTCTTGGTATTCGTCTACCTCTACTTGGAGATCCTTGACTTGTTTGGCAGCTTCTTTAACTTCTGCCTTCTTCACGTTGATATTCTCTTTGCTTTTCGCTTTGATCTTGGAGATGTACTCCCGCTGCAAGCTGATCTTCTCTTTCGCCAACTCGATCTTGTATTCCACAGCCTGCATGTCATCTTTGAGAACCAGGATACGTTGCTTGAGCAACACGTTCATGGTGGAGAAGATTTGAATGTCTAGAAGATCCTCGATGATCGCACGACGATCAGCGGCAGTCAACTGCATGAACGGCACGAACGTAGACGAGCCCAAGATCACGACCTGCGTGAATGACTTATAATTCAGCTTGAGGATACTACTCTCAAGATACTTCTGATAGTCACGGGACTTCGAATCCTGGTTGAGCATCTGACCGTCGATATGAATTTCGAACAGTCGGGGCAACAGCCCGCGACGAATCAGAAACTCTTTGCGACCGATCTGGAACTCAATCTCAACGACCATATCTCGTTCGTTGATCGTGTTGACCAGTTGGGGAAGGTTGATTCTTCGGAACGTCTTTCCAAACAGGGCGAAGCACAGAGCATCCAACACAGTGGACTTACCAGCACCATTCTCCCCGGCGATCAACGTCGTCTTAGATTGCAGAAAGTCAATCTCAGTAAAGTTGTTGCCCGTCGAAAGAAAATTCTTCCATCGAATCTTCTTGAATACGATCATTACACTTCTAGATTAACCGGAGCATCCAAAACAGAGACGGGCCCGTTCTCTTGACTCTTTATGTCCTCGTAAGGGCCTGACACCACGCGATAGAATTCTTTGCCCACACAACCCAAAGCCGCTTCCACTTCCTTGACGGCCTCGTAACGCAAGCCTGTTGGGCGGGAAAGAACCCACTCATGGAGTAACTTTGAAATGGCGTAGTTCAATTCCCCGTCGATGTGACCCGCAGCAGCGAGCCGTTCAACCAACGGAAGAACATGAACATCAATTGTAGGTCTGGTTTCATTTTTAATATACGGCATTACGAATCTAAAGCCTCCACATATAATGCCCTGACCAAAGATTTTAGCTTCTCTGGTTTCTCAAGGTGTTCCATTGTGTCGATCTCATTTTCAATCAACGTCATGGTATCTAATTCAATGTTCACATCTTCGATGCCATCGGCGTCGCTGAAATCCTCAACGATGGAAAGATTGGCAACACCAGCATCATAGAAAGCATCTATGAACCGGTCAAAGATGTAAGGTTTGGTCTTGTTGACCACGACGATCTTGACGTACCTATTTTTGTACTGACTTCGATCTTTCGTGGTGTCGTAATCGTTCTTTGCATCGTCATACAAGAACTTGTGAAACATCTTGTGCGGGTTCTCAACGAATTCCATTTCGCGTGTCGCGGTATCGAAGATGTGGAACCCCTTGGTCACACCCAAATCAGAAAACGTGATCTGCCATGGGCTGCCCAGGTAGGTGGTGTTTCCCTTCACTTGCTTGTGGTGAAAGTGACCAGAGTATACAGCTTCGAATCGCTTGAACGGGACTCGCGTCAAACCGTCGTCGAACCGAACGCCTTTGTATACTTCGAAGCCCTGAATCTCAAAGTGACCCATGAGAATTTCAGCGGTCGTCGTCTTAAGAAACTTTAACGAATCGTCGTAGTTGTCCCGATTTATCCATGGAACCAACCCAAGCTCAAGCCCATCGAAACTCACAGTCGCAGGCTCAGCGTAGATGGTTAGGTTGCTCAACTCACCAAACAACTCGGTGATCGCATTCAACTCCGAAGTATTCTTGAAAAACACGTCATGGTTTCCAAGAATCAAATGCAGGGCGATGCCCCGGCTCTCTAATGCTTTCATGAACCGAGTTCGCAATCGTTGCAGCGTCTTGAAGTTGATATACTTTCTACGATCAACTAGGTCGCCCAGGTGCAGCACGGTCTTGATGTCGTGCTTCTCAAGGTATGGTATGAAAACCTCCTCGATGAAGCGGTAGAAATATTCAGAGAAAATTTCAGCGTCGTTTCTGGCACCAAAATGGGTGTCATTGATTACGGCTATCTTCATTCGGTCGTCTCGTCGAACGAACCGTCAAGAGTACCGCGAGTCGTTCGCTTCTTTTTTGTAGTAGCTTTCTTCTTTCGACGCTTAGGTTTGACCTTAGCATCGAAGTTGGCGATATCGAGCGAAGTGAGCTTCAAGTAATCCCGAATCACATTTTCTGATTCACGATCAACCATATTATTATCTCGCGCCCAATTCACAAACGATTGTCTATGGCTGGCTGCTTCGAAACAACGAAACTTGATGTACTGTTGCTTCTTCTCTTTCTGGATTCGACGCAGAAATGCATAGTAGATAATCTGTGTGAAATACGAGAACGGATTCGACGACTTCGCAGGGTCGAAATTGGAGCAGTACATCAGGCAATTTTCGATACCATCGGAGATCATCTCCTCGCGGTACGAATAGCCGATGAAGTTTGGTCGGTATGACAGGTGCGTTGCGATATCAAGAAAGCACTTACCGATATACTCGGTCACGCCTGGCTTCTGGTCGCCTGCGGACTCAGCTTCGGCAACCGTTACTTTCCAGGCAACCATAGCATCGAGGAATTCTTCGTTGTCCACGTAGTGGGCAGCGTTCTTCTTCTTCTTGCGACGTGTTTTCTTCTTCGTGACCGGTTTGGTCACTCGTTTCTTTTTAGCCATGGGATAATCTCAAATATATTACTATTGTACCTAAAGTATACAACCAGAACAGCTTGGAGTCAAGCAAATTCTGATAACTCTAGTCGGGCGGTGGGCCTTCCCAGCGGTTTCCATAGGGATCGTGCCATCCCTTACCATCCTCATCGGGCATAATATCCAAACTGCCGTCTATATTCGGAGGACTTTCTTCTTCGTCATCTTCATCTTCATCTTCGTCAGGTGGGTTGACCAACGACTTCCAAGGTTCGTCGTCGATGTCTAGACCCACACCCTCCAAGAACTTCATCAAATCGCCGAGGCTCATGTTGATGAAAATTCTTCGATCCTTCTTGTTAGCCTTGTGTTTCTTTGCTTTGTCTGCGGCAATCTGCTCGTCGGTCTTGTCTAGCTCGTTAGGGGGAGGAGTTTCCGTGTCGATGTTGGCTCGCATGGCGTCGATGCGTTTCTTCTCGGTATCATAGACCGCGACGATCAACTTCGTGGGTTTACCCCAACACAGAATCTCGCTGCGAGGAACAACAGCGGTATCGTCGTCAGCGAACGCTAGCCACTCGGTCATAATCAATTTTTTGGGGACAGGGTTGCGATCTTTGTCCAAGCCCATCATAATCTGAATTTGCATCGGTCGCCGAAGGACGTAGTGATTCTGATCCTCGGGAGTTTCAAAGCACTCAGCGATGACATCTTCGCCATTCTTGAACTTGAACAATCTGTAATTGTTGGGTATAGCCATAGATTTCCTCGTCGTGTCCCATATTTAGGGCGCTGGCACTTTGATCTTTACCGTCCGGTACTCAAATTTCTCTGCGTTGTACAACATTACCCGGTCGATAAAGTGCTTGAGGGTGTAATTTTTTCGCTTCTTCCAATGCAGGTCGTCTGCTACGTCGAACAGCTTTGCTACGTCTTTTCTGTCTCCTTTTCTGAGAGATCGTCCAAGACTCTGGAGGATTCTGATTCTTGATTTCGATGGAGAAGCAAAGACGATGTTGTGTAATCGCTTGATATTGATTCCCGTAGAAAATGTTCCGTAAGAGGCGACGATAATCGCATCATCTTCCTTCTCAGTGATTCGACGGATTTCTTCTCTCTGTGTGACTTCGGTTCCGCCATAAACGAAGAACACTTTACGACCATCTCTGGCTACTTTCTCGATACTTTTGTGCAATGCTCGACCGTGCTTCTGAACCAACCGATAGAGTACCAGAGTATTGCCCTTGAGGCTGATAGTGAGGTCACGAAGGAACTTGTTTCGACCGTTGTGTCCCACCAAGAAATCAATCTCCTCATGGTAGGTTAATTTCTTGCAGAGGTTTCGGGTCTGCTCTGGATACTGTAGAAGGATGCAATCAATACTGAGCTTCGCCAACAAGTCCTTGTCCATCAATTCTTTGGTGCTGACCACCTTCTTTGCGGGACCGAACAACCCTTCGATGACCAGCTTGTGCGTCTGTGTACCGTCGAGCGTACCAGTAGTCCCTACCCTATAGTCGCAATTCTTCAACTTGGTCATGATGGCCTTGAGGGACGCTGCCTTGAACAGGTGGCATTCATCTCCCAACACAGCACCGAAATGCTTGAAATAGTTACCCTTCATCTTGTAGATGGATTGCCAGGTCGATACGATGACCCGCTTCTCAGAAATCTTGTCTCGACCCGCAAAGACCATATGACAATGATCGTCTGCCTTCCAATTTGGATCCTCCGATGAGTAGTCAGCAAAGTCGGAACACATCTGCGAGACGAGAGATGTCGTCGGCACGATGATAAGAACCTTTCGATTCTTGGGCAGCGTGTCGAGATAGAACCGAACAAGAGCGTAGATAATCAACGACTTTCCCGAAGCGGTCGGTGAGATCAGCAGACATCGTTTCTTTGTCAGTGCATGTTTCACGCCGGCGATCTGGTGGTCATGTGGAGACAGGCGCTTGCCATCAGAATGTGGCTTCAAAACCTTCTCGAAGAAGTTGGTCACGTCCTGATCGGTGATGTCTTGGTCTTTCGCCCACGCATCTTTTCCATCTCTGAACTCTACCGTATATTCTCTCTCCTCAGCAAAGCGGAAAACGTATTCAACCAAACCCGCAAAGAGTTTGTAATCGTGAATGTTGTACAACCTGATCTTACCATCCCACATCTTGTTACGATATGAGGGCATGAACTGGGCCCCGGGAACCTTGAACGTGAAATAGTCGCAGAGTTCCTGCGACAAGCCACGATCACACCACACCCGGCAATACACCGAGTCGATACGTTCTATGATAAAATCAGCCATGCTTTAGGGCTGAAAGGTTTCCCCATTCAAGCGAACGGAATCGCCTCCCAAATCACCTTCAATAAGCTCAGTCTCGACACCAGCTTCCTTGAACATCTGAAAGGCCGCGTCGATCGAAGTCTTCCATCGTTCAGGTGTGTTGTCGAAGATTTTCTTGTGCCCGATCACTCTGGTAATACCAGCTTGGATGATCGCCTTGCCGCACTCGCAACAAGCAAACCATGGACAAACCATGATGAGGCCTTCGGTTCGCACTCCCTTACGACACGCTGCGAAGATCGCATTGGTTTCCGCGTGAGCAACGAACGTATATTTCAACGGTCGTTCCATGCGTTCAGGTGTGTACTCGACCCCCTTGGGGAAATGGTTTGCACCAAAGCAAACGATTCCCTGGTTAGGTGCCACCAAGCAGGCGCCATTCTGAGTCGAAGGATCAGGACTGTGCTTCTTCGCGTAGGTATAACACCGTCGCAAGTAAGTCCGTTTCGTTTCGTCTGTCAACGTGAACGGCAATTCACGCAGCAAACCCGTTGGTGTACTATCAGTCGCCATGTTCAAATTTTCTCCAATCAATAGTACCTTTAATGTTCCACTGCCGTCCGGTAATCGCGTTCAGCACCTTCTCTAAAAACTCAACTTTCGCTTTCTGAAAAGCGAGCTTATCACTCTTTGTAATCAACTCATCGTCAGCATCAAGATAGATTTGTATATCGGCTCTGAGAATCTTGTGGTTCATCGGCTCCCAGCTATGCTCTTCCAACTCCTCTTGCGAGAGCTTGCCGGTGTAGTATTGCCACTTCAATTTGTAGAACCGTTTGTATTCTGCACTCACCCGTCGCAGCAGCAACTTCTCGTCCGTGTAATGATTGAGCCACTTGCTGTGCAATTGTGGGACTCTTGAGGATTCTCCAGCGAGATCAGTCCCATCTATGGGCGCATCTTTAGCCCACATCTGCTGATAAGTTTCGAGCTTCATACTAAAGTATACACTATCCACACGCAAAGTCAAGTATATTATGGTGGTGGAAGTGCGGTTGGGCAGAATTCTGACAACTCCAAGTCCAACTGATTTTGACCGATGACTTCCACATCAATGTAGCAGAACTTGAAAGACACCGTTGCGATGATGGGATCTAAATCCGTCACGGCCGCATCAAAGTCCAACCCGGTCAAGTTGACGGGGAACAAGTCCCGGAAAAATACCTTGACGTTGACATTGCGGGCGCTGGTTAGGATAAGCAGAGTCGCATCGGACACCGTAGCGGGTTGCCCGTCTACTGGATCAAGATTCAACTCCTTGATACGAGACAAGGCCTGCATCCAATTGTAGACTTCAAGCCAGTCTGCCACGTTCTCATCGACTATGAATTTGAGAGTCAAATCCTCATACTCAATGCTGTCGCCCGGAACAGGAATGGTTATGGACATTGGGGTTTGATAGTCGATGCTACCGAACGTGACACCCGGAACGTTTGCACCCTGACCAAAGAACGTGATGTTCGGCAATCTCTTGATAGAGAAAGCGAACCCCGTTGTTTGCAGAGGATTTGTGTTGGTAGGTTGTCCTGGTACTTGACCCATGCGTAATCTCCTCGACTATATTTAGACAACAAAAAACCCCCTGTTCGAACAGGGGGTTTTGTAGTTTCGGAGCTAGGACACTCGTCACTAGGATTACAGGAGGTTGCGTACATCCACGATGCGGTAGTACTGATTGACTCGGGCTTCGAGATCAGTTGACTCCTCAACAAACGGGTTGCTGACAAGACCGTATCGTGTCTTGAATCCAATCTTCGGCTGGAAGCTATTCTCACCAACCGCACGCACCATCTGTAGAGGAACGTATGGGGTGTAGAAGATACCAGCGTCATAAGGACTCGCACCCTTGTAACCAGCACAGAAGAACTCTCGCTGCTGGGCAGATGCTTGGAAGTACGGGTCAATGTAGACTCGCGTGCGACCATTCAGAACACCTGCGAACGTGTTACCGGTGTCATCAACATTCAAGTTGGTTGACATCGCAGGAGCGTGGTCAAGAATACCAGCCATCGAGAGAGCAGAAGCGACATCGCTTGAGCAGAGGACCCAATTGCCCTTGCCTCTACGAGTTTGCTTTGCGATCTGGTTGGCTTCGCGTTCCATTTGGAAGAGAAGTCCCTTGAACTTCTCGACGGACCAACGACCGTTGGAGTCAGTGTTCAGGTCAAACGTACCAGGAGTGCTGGTATTTGACTGAGCGCCAAGTTTCGCAACAGTGTAGATGGTACGAACGACTTCGCGGTTGATCTCTGCCAGAATTTCACTGGAGAGAATATTAGCTAGTTCTGTCTCAGCGTCAAGACCGTGAACTGCTCGCAAGTCTTGCTGCAATTCAGTCGTGTACTCTGCCTTGAGGGCGCGAGTCTTAGCTGTAACAGTTGTCTTTTCGATACTGAACGCCATCTCAGCGAAGTCGTCACCAGTACCGTCACCAAGAGTTTCACCAGCGGCGAGGCTTAGACCCCGACCGACATTGAATGCGCCTTCAAACGGATCAGTAAACTTCAGCGGAACCTGTGGTCCCGGCCCTTGATCGCCAGAGAAGAAGGTATCAGCTTCGTCTAGACCGAGTGCTTCAGTACCCGTCTGCTCTTTGTAGTGCGAACGCATCGCAAAGATAAGTCCGGTTGGACCTGTCATTGGCTGCACACCCGCAATATCGAATGCAATGAGGTTAGGCATTGCTCGACGAACGAGGCTAATCAGGATCGGATCCCAGTTATTTACTTCACCACTACCTGCGTTGTTCGTAGGTGCGGCTTCTGCCAGGTACTTTTCCTGGTTTTCGAGAAGAACCGTAGTCACCTGTCGGCGGTAGGGATCATCAATTCGCGGTAGGTCCGCGTGTTCGACGATCGGCTGCCACTTGAGGCGAAGCTCCTCTGTCATGATTTGTCCATTAAGATCCATTGTGGATTTCTCCTTTGTGGTTGTCCTAGTCGCCTGCCATTGCAGGGTACTACAGATACTTATAAATCCTCGGCTTTCGACTCCCCTTGGATTAGCCGTTCAACTGTGCTTGTCTAAACTTACTCGTCGGTGTCGGGTGTCCAGCGAGTCTTCCTAATACTTCGACGTTAGCTGCCATTGCGGACGGCAACTCTGGTGCTGATGGCTCGTTGATCTCGTCAACTTCTTCTACAGTACTAGAGTTTAGTCGTTCACCACCAAAGTAGGACTCTCTTAGAATCG